GATGCAAACCGCATCACGCAATATACGCCGCAGGGAAACTTGCGCTTTGGTTCAGTAGGGGATCAAGGCCAATTCGTTGAAGGCTCAGTTCCAGACGATGGCCGTGCTGCGGCTTTTACAGAAGAAACGCCCTTTCAGGCGCAGATGCGTGCAGCACAGGAAGGCACTGGCCTTGGTCTTGGCAATGTAGCTTTTAACCGTGTGACCGGGCAAACAGTCGTGGGGCAAAACCCTGATGGCTCACCGATATTTGCTAACGATCCTAATTTCAGCAATCCGTTCCAGACTGCGCCGACATTGGCCGGGGTAAGGCAATCACAAGACATTGACCCAACCAAAGGGGGCGTGCCAGCCTTCCAGAGCAATATCAATACTGGTCAGGCAATACCGCAAAGCATCAATACGGCTGGCCTGACAGCGCTTACAAACGATCCTGTCAGCCTTAGAAGCAATATTGAGCAAACACTGTTTGACCGCCAGCTTGGGCTGCTTCAGCCAGAGTTTACACGGCAGTCTCAAGAGCTACAGCAAAACCTAGCAGACCGTGGCATCCCCATCACATCACAAGGCTATAATGATGCGATTGGCAGATTGCAAACCCAGCAAGGCGAGGAACGGCAACGATTGGCGCAACAAGCCACATTGGCGGCGGGTCAGGAAAGTGACCGCATCGTCAACCAGAGCCGTGATATCAGAGCGCAGCAATTCGGTGAACGTGCAGCGGCTGGCGAGTTTGGNCTAGCCTCACAAGGNCAAGGCTTTAGCCAGGCAGCGGCAAACACTCAGCTTGCTAATGCTGGCCGTCAAGATNCTATTGCTAACCAGTTGTTATCTAACCAGATTGCTAATCAGCAGCGCAGCCGAGAGATTGCAGAGCGCAATGCAACTAGGGGTCAGAACTTTAACGAACTGGCGGCATTGCTTGGCGGTCAGCAAGTGCAACAGCCATCCTTCTTTGCACCCGGCACAGTCGATACGCAGGGCGCTTTCGCTGCCCAGCAAGCGGCGCAGCAAAATGCCTATAATCAGGCAATGGCAAGTCAATCTGCAAATCTGGGCGGCTTGTTTGGCTTGGCTGGCAATCTCGGTTCCGCATATCTGCTTTCATAGAGGTAAATAATGGCAATAAATCCACGGCAAATGCTAGGGCTAGGTAACACACGCCCTTCAATGCAATATCAGCAGCTAAACCAAACGTATCAGTCTGATCCGCGCCGCATTTTAGGCCAGACATTGATGGGGCAAGGAACTAGCTCTGCGCCTGTCAGAACACCGCTAGCGGGGCTTGGCAGGCTGTCTAGCGCCCTTGTTGGTGCTTATCTACAGCGCAAAGCTGGTGATGCTCAAGTTGAGCGTGAAGGTGAATACCGCAACCAACTAGCAAGCGCGTTAACTGGTTTGGGTGATGATATTCCTTCTGGGATTTCTGCGCTAGGCCAAATACCTGGCATGGAAATACCGGCTTTAACTGCTGGAATAAATTATGAAACCACTGTTGCCGCAAATAAAGCAAAAAGACCGACTATCCTAAGTAGTGAACAAGCGTTAGCGCTAGGCGTTCCGCAATCAGCATTAGACCGTGGCGCTCTATTTCAAAGTGGCGCGTCAGGTTTAAGCGCTGTATCAGGTACGGCGCAACCAACGACTGGCCTCACTCCGGGCCGTGCTTTAGAAGAGCTTTACGGACTAGCAACCACAGAAAATTTAACCGATGAACAAACTCAGCGCAAAAATTTCTTAAATAATTATGTTAAAAAGCCAAGGCCGGTGCAAGTGCCTGATGGCGCTGGTGGATTCACATTGCAAATGGTTCCGGGGTTTGATGCCCTTGCTCAATTAAAAGGNNCGGCTNCAACCACTGTTGACGGTCAGCNGCCAGCACNTNGCGATCAAGCAGCGTCTGACACTGAAACAGGGAATGTTATTTTAGGCGCAAAGNCTGCCAAGCTCAGTNNAGCGGAATCTAAATTTGTCTCTAACCTTGGATCAGCACAAAAGGATNTNGAAACTGTCATTGACATTATGTTTGCCGGTGACTTGCAGAATGGCGAATATAACCAATCNAGNGCCATTGCATCAGGATCAAGCATAGGACGCGCAGCAAGTGGGGATGCCCAAAGGTTATATGATGCAATTTCTAACTTAGTNGATNTGCGATTGAGGGACAGAACNGGGGCAACTGCTAACGAAAGCGAAATTAAAAATTATTTAGAGGCGGTNACACCAGGATTGACCACCAGAGACGACACACAAAGGGCAAGGATTGCAAGGCTTGTTACTGAATTAAACGGCAATATTGATGCTTTTAAGGCAGGCCGCAATATAAGTATCAGCCCTATCGAAATTCCAGAATTGCAAACAAATAACAGTCCAATGACCGTTAATATTCCGGGAACTAATTAAATGGCAAAAGCACAAATAAGCCAAGAAGGCGCACCGATTGCTGTTCGTATGCAGCTTTCATCAGCGCCAGCAGGGCAACGAAAAGAAATTTTATCTAAATATTTTGAAAAGGCATTTACAGCACAAGAAATGTTAGATGCAAATCCAGACTTGGATATAAAAGGTTTGGGCGGCATGGATCAGCTTTTCTATTTAGAAAATGGTCAAATGAAGCTGGTTGACCCGCCTGGTTTTATCCAATCTGTAATCCCGCCGAAAATTGATTTTGGTGATATAGCTGAAGCAGGGCGCGATGTTGCTTCAACAATTGGCGGGGGGTTAGCCGGTTCAGCAGCTTTAGTTGCTGGGCAGGCTGGGCCACAAGCCTTACTGCCTGAAGAAATTTACACAGTGCCAGCAGCAGCAGCGGTTGGCGCTGAAACAGCAGGCAACCTATACGATATGTCCGTTGCTGCCATGACACCTGGCGGCATTGATCGTGGCACACCGACAGAGCAAATAAACCGCACGACAACCAATCTTGGTTTAGAGTTTGCCGGTGGCCGTCTGGGTGACATGGCGACACGCGGTGTGAAAACTGCGATTCAAAAAGGCACACAGAAGTTTTCAGGTATCAGCCCAGGGCAAAGGGCAGATGATTTTGCCAAAGTTGGTGTTCAGCCAACAGCAGCAACGCTGACAGGGCGGCCCTCAGTTGGGCAAGCTGAAGAGGCGTTGGCATCTTTTTTCACTGCTTCTGATATTATTAGAACAAATCGCAATCGAGTCATTGAAGAACTTGGTGACGCATCCAACAAAATTTCCCGTAAGTTTGGTGATCCACAAGGTAGCCCAGAGGTTATCGGCAGCGCCATCCGCACAGGGGCAATCGCTGCAAAGGATCGTATTAAAGCAAAACAAAGCCAGCTTTATGAAACTGCTTATGATGCCGCTGGGCAGATCAGTATTCCAATGGGTTCATTGCGTGCATTACAAGCAGAATTGAAAACAGAATTAGCAGCAGCACCCAACGCATTAAAAGATCAATATGCACCAGCAATAAGACAGCTTGATGTTATTTTAAAAGATGCAGATGCTGCCGGTGGGCAGCTTGACCTAAAAACTGCCCGGTCTATCCGCACAAATATTGGCAAGGCAGTTGGCTCAACATTGCCTGGTCAAACGGTTAGGGTTTTTAAGGCGGGTGACGAAAAGCTGCCTAGTATTTACTCTGCGTTGAGTAAAGATATTGACGAGGCCGTGCAGGCAGCATCACCACAGGCCGCACGCTTGTTGCGCCGTGCAAATGATTACACCAGGCAGACTGCCAACGATCAATTGAAAACGATAGACAAAATTACTCGCCAAAATCTGGATAGCCAAGTTTTTAGTTTTGCCATGCAAGAAGGCAAACGCGGTGGTCAACGCATAAGGGATGTTTTTAAAGTCTTAACTAAGCAAGAGCGTGACGCAGTGAGCGCAAGCGTCATGGGTCGGATGGGCATAAGAGGGTCGGCCACTGAAGGCGGCGGCGAATGGTCTGCAAATGTATTTTTGACCAACTGGCGAAACATGGACAAGCGCAGTAAAAACATTCTATTTGGTGCGCCACGTTTTGTTGAAGTTCGCAAAGAATTAGACTCATTAGCGCGGTTGGCAGAGGTTGCAGCAGAAAATATTGGTGAAATAAACAGATCACGGTCTGGGGTGACCGGCGCAGGATTTGTGCAAATTGCAAGTACCGGGGCTGCATTATTAACCGCTGGCGGTTTNCTGCTTGATGGTGATCTCACAGGTGCAGGCAGTGCAACAGCAGTCGGTGCGGCAGCGTTACTGTCTCCAAGATATGCTGCAAAATTAATGACCTCACCCAAGTTCATTAGGTGGCTAAAGACCACTGCACAAGCAACAAACCGTGGCGTAAATCCGCTTTCCGTACAGCTTGGGCGTTTAGCCGCCTTACCGGGCAAAGACCCAGAATTAGGTGAAGCAGTCAATGCGTTTGTGGCAAACTTGCAGGCTAACATAGCGGAGCAATAAAACCGTGGCCCAGAAAAAGCTGCAAGTTGATAGTGAGTTCAATGAACTTGATTTAGACCATGATGGCATTGTCAGTGACAATGAGATGAAAACGGCAGAGCTACAGCACGATCTGCGTAAACAACGCGCACAAGGCGCATGGCAACAGCCGCTTTGGTTGGCATGGGTGTATTCACAGTGGCGATGTTTATCGTGCCAATAGACCGCGTGGAAGCGCTCAGTTCTATCAGTGATCTTATGTATATTTCTGCCGCTGGCATTGTCGGTGCTTACATGGGCAGCGCTGCAATCATGCACGGCAAAAAGTAATGTGGCAGGCATTAGTCACCGCTTGCTTTATAGCAAATATGGATCAATGCGTGGTTCTTGAAGGCCAGCAATGGTTCGAGAGCGAAGCTAGATGCAAGGCTAGGGCTTTCGAGATGGCTGGCGATATCAATCAATACATGAAATCACACAAACCAGTTCGATACCAATGCCGGAAGCTACCGGGGGGAATGTTNACANAATGATNNCANNNCTTGGAANNNCAGCAGTCACCGGCATACTTGATAAGTTTGTGCCAGATGCTGACACCAAAAACAAACTGGCGCATGAAATCGCCACAATGTCAGAGCGACACGCACAGGAAGCATTGCTTGCACAATTAGAGATAAACAAGGCAGAGGCAGCATCAGGGTCACTTTTTAAAGGCGGTTGGCGGCCAGCAGTTGGTTGGGTCTGTGCGATTGCTTTTGCCTACCATTTTATTCTCAAAGACCTGATTATTTTTGGTGCGTCATTTGCTGGCCTTGAACTGCCTGAGATGCCGGAGTTTGACATGGGTACGCTGTTAACAGTGCTGGGCGGTATGCTTGGCATTGGCGGCCTAAGAACCTACGAGAAAAAATCAGGACTTACAAAATGAACAAAGATCGTTTGCGTGCGGAAATCGCAGAGGACGAAGGCTGCAAATACGAGGTGTATTTAGATCACCTAGGGCTGCCAACTTGCGGTATCGGGCATTTAATCACTGAATCTGATAGCGAACACGGTAAGCCTGTTGGCACAGTTGTAGAGCAAGAGCGCGTGAAAGGCTTATTTGCTTTAGACATGGCCGTGACGATAGACGAGTGCAAAGTTCTATATCCAGATTTCAACGAACTGCCAGAGGAAGCCCAGCACATTATTTGCAATATGATGTTCAACATGGGCAGGCCTCGACTATCCAAGTTCAAAGGCATGAAAGCAGGGGTTGATGCGCGTGACTGGCAAGCTGCCGCTGATGAAATGGTTGATAGCCGCTGGTATACACAAGTGCCAAACAGAGCAAGGCGGCTTGTAGACCGCATGAGGGCGCTTGTAGATGGCTAGAGCAAAGCCAGCCAAGGGCAAGGCCAAGGTTAAGATCACGGCCACAGGCAAGCGGGTTTCATACGGCCAAGCTGGTAAGGCCAAGGGCGGCGGCGCAAGGGTGAGGCCAGGCACAAGCAAGGGTGATAGCTATTGCGCCAGAAGCGCAGGGCAGATGAAGAAAAACCCGAAAGCTGCACGCAATCCAAATAGCCCATTGAGGCTATCCCGCGCCCGCTGGAAATGCGCTGGCGCTAAATCACGGAGATCATAATGCGTAAACCAAAGGCTTT